GAAGCTCAGAGATAACTGCGAAGTTACGTCATTTAAGATAGAGGTGCGGGATTCTGAATTGGTGGTACACCCAGCCAAACCTAGCATTGCAACGTTTTCAGGCCCAGCAAGCGACACAGTGGATAAGTTTGGGTACAAGTTTAAGCTTGACACCACCGCGCAAGTGACACCCGGCGTTGCTACGTTAATGGCTCACATTAAATACAAGTGCCCAGAGGGTGAAGTAATTGTCAATTACCCTGCACATAAAAACCTAATGTTTACGATAAAGGAATCCAATGTTTGATATTCTAAGTGGCGGTATTCTGGGGTCTGTGTTTGGCGGGCTGTTCCGCCTTGCACCTGAAGTCTTAAAGTTCTTTGATAAGAAGAATGAGCGCCAGCACGAACTCAATATGTTTGCCCGCCAGTGTGAGTTAGAAACGCTTCGCGGTCAGCAGAAGTTGGCTGAGATTGGCGCACAGCGGGAAGCCGCTATTGACGTAGGTGTTATGGATGCGTTCAACAACGCCATCGTTCAGCAAGCTGAGATGGTTAAAGCCGCAGGCGGTTGGGTTGCTAGTCTGTCAGCTTCCGTGCGCCCCGTGGTCACATACTGGGTGCTGTTTGTGTGGTCGTTTATCCACGTATGGTTTGCATGGAACGCATGGCTTGCAGGTGCGCCAGCCGTAGAAGTGTTTAAAACAATGATGACACCTGACTTCTCCGCCCTGTTGTCTGGGACAATTAACTATTGGTTCCTTGACAGAACTCTAAAGCAACGTGGCCTATGAACTTGGAGCTTGCTGCTGAACTGTGCCGCCGGTATGAAGGGTATCGGGCTAAGCCCTACCTTTGTCCGGCTAACGTGGCAACGATTGGCTATGGTTCTACCTACTATGCAGACAGGCGCAAGGTAACTTTGGAAGACCCACCGATGGATGAACCCACGGCTAGGGCGCTTTTGATGGTTGAACTGGAGCATACGTACCTGCCCGGTGTTCTGCGTAACTGCCCCGGTTTGATTACAGACGTACGTAAGTGCAACGCCATCGTGGACTTTGCCTATAATTTAGGCGTTGGGCGCTTGCAAACATCCACGTTAAAGAGGAAAATCAACGCCAATGATTGGGAAGGAGCCAAGGAACAGCTGATGCTCTGGACTAAAGGCGGCGGCAAGGTGTTGCCGGGCTTGCTTAAACGGCGTACCTCTGAGTGCGCACTGCTGGACTAAAAATGCCATTACAAAAAATCCTGTTCAAGCCGGGCGTGAATAAAGAGAACACGCGATACACCACTGAAGGTGGTTGGTATGAGGCCGACAAGGTGCGCTTTCGTCAGGGTAATCCCGAAGTTATTGGCGGCTGGCAACCAATCTCAGGCTTTACATACAGCGGTGTGTGCCGTTCCTTGTGGAATTGGGTTTCACTTGCAGGCGCTAACTATATTGGCGTAGGTACAAACGTAAAGTTCTACATCCAGCAGAGTGGCTTCTACTACGATATCACCCCGATCGCTTCAACTGTAACGCTTGGAACAAACCCATTTGCTGCGGATGGCACAACCACAGTTACAGTAACGGCAACCACTACGGGGTTAACTGCGGGCACATACGTTACATTTTCTGGCGCTACAGGCACATACGCTTCTACCTTCAATGCTGAATACCAGATCGTTACTGTAGGGGCTAGTTCGTTCACAATCACTGTGCCGACTGCGTTGGCTGCGGGCTCCTATGGTGGCTCGGCTGTTGTGGCCGCGTATCAAGTCAGTGCTGGCCCTGCCACTCCTGTACCACTTCTTGGCTGGGGCGCGGGCTCTTGGGGGCAGGCGAGTACTACATGGGGTAACGGTGGTACAACTACAACAGCCTTGCGTTTGTGGAACCAAGTAAACTACGGCGAAGATTTGGTTTTTGGCCCGCGTGGTGGCAGCATTTACTACTGGGACGCAACCGGCGGTTTAACAACTCGCGGTGTCTTACTTAGTTCTTTGGGTGGCACAGTAACGTTTACTAACGCTTCGCCGACTGTGGTGACTTCTACCATCCCGTATACCGAAGGCGCAGCGCTCCAATTCTCTGGCGGCTCGTTGCCAACAGGTGTCACCGCAGGTACTACGTACTACGTTTTTGAAGTCAACGGCCTGACATTTAAACTTTTGACTGGAGCGGGGGCGGCAGTAAACACAACTTCCACGGGCTCGGGTACGGTGTCTAATATTGTTGACGTGCCGACTGTGCAGAACAACATGACGGTGTCTGATACATCACGTTTTGTAATTGCGTTTGGTTGTAACGACTACGGCTCAGCCACGCTTGACCCCATGCTAATTCGCTGGTCATCACAAGACGATATTTACAACTGGACGCCAGACCCTACAAACCAAGCAGGGTTTATACGTATCTCCCACGGCTCACAGATTGTTGCAACTGTGCAGACTCGTCAAGAAATTGTGATGTTTACCGACTCGGCTGTATATTCCTTGCAGTACCTCGGCCCTCCTTTTGTTTGGGCACCGCAGTTGCTTGGCGATAACGTGTCCATCATGAGTCCTAACGCGGCTGTGATTGCTTCGGGTGTTGTGTATTGGATGGGCGTAGATAAGTTCTACTCCTATGATGGTCGTGTGCAAACGCTTAACTGCGACCTGCGCCGTTTCATATTTGGTGATCTTAGCCAAGAACAGGCACTGCAAGTGTTTGCTGGGACTAACGAAGGCTTTAACGAAGTCTGGTGGTTCTATTGCTCGGCTGACAGCACGGCCATCGACAAGTATGTCATATACAACTACGTTGAAAGAATTTGGTATTACGGCACAATGAACCGCACTGCTTGGTTAGATTCTGGATTGCAATCTTATCCTATTGCGGCAAACTACTTTTCGGCTACATCTACAGGCAACTTGATTAACCACGAGACGGGACTGAATGATGATACGACCGGCACCCCTGTTGCGATTGATGCTTACATTAGCTCGTCTGAGTTTGATATTGGTGACGGCCATAACTTTGGTTTTGTGTGGCGCGTCATTCCTGACCTGACTTTTGAAAACGCTGAAAATACTCCTGCGGGCGCCCTACCAACAGTGTCAATGACTCTGCAAGGGCTGGTTAATTCAGGCTCTGGAGTTACAAGTACAGCTTCACAACCTGTGACTAAAAGTAACACATACGTTATTACAGAAGAGTTTACAGGGCAGATTTACACGCGCATGCGTGGTCGCCAACTGATCTTTAAGATTGCCTCCAACCAGATTAACACTTGCTGGCAGTTGGGTGCCCCTCGTATTGACATCAGGCCGGACGGTAGACGCTAATGGCTGAACTAAACGCAACCCCACCAAGCTTGCCACTGGCTCCAAGGGAGTACGATGCCCGTTACTTTAGCCAGCTAAGTAATGTTTTGCGCCTGTACTTTAATCAGCTATCCAATCCCGGCGACATGGGCGGCGCAACGTTAAATCTAAACATCACTACGCTGCCAACAAGCGCTGATTTTGACACCCTTAGATCGGGTGATGTGTACTACGACATTTCGGGCGGAACTGCAACAAGTTACCCCTTAAGAATTAAAGCATGATATTATCAAACAACCCCCATTTTAAGAGGCAAAAATGAGCCTACACAAGTTTGCCGACATGGTTGCCAAGCAAGGCCGTGGCGAAGATTCCCTGCTGATCCACATGACGCCGGATGAAGTCCAGCGCCTACAGAAGTTTGCCGAAGCAAATGGCCGTTCGTTGACCATTAACCCAGAGACAGGTTTACCTGAAGCTGGCATGCTGTCGGACTTGTTTAAGACTATTGCCCCTATCGCTCTTGGCGCTTTCTTAGGCCCTGCTGGTGTAGCTCTTGGGGGCCCCGGTTTGACTGCGGGTATGGCTGGATTGGCTACGGGCGGTATTACAGCTTTAGCTACCGGTAGTCTGTCTCGCGGTCTCATGGCCGGATTGGGTGCGTATGGTGGGGCGGGTATCGGCGAGAGCTTGATGAATGCGGGGACGGGGGCATTATCGTCAGCCGCTGGCGCAGGATTAGTAGGCGATGAAGCTATACAACAGGCCGTTGGTGCAAAGTTGGCTTCAGCAACGCCTATGGAAACGTTGACTGCTGGATTTAATTCAGCTACGGCAAGCCCCGCAGCCATGGGGACTTTCGCTAAAAACAACCTTACTAATATTGGTATGGCGGCAGCCCCAATCATGGCAGGCGCTATGGTGCCGACAACGACCAAGATGCCGGAGAATACCGGCCCAGCATACATCCGTCAGAAGTTATACGACCCTTACACCCAGACTTACAAATCCCTAACACCAATTAAGGCCAGCGAGTTTGGTAGCCGCAACTTTTCTGACGCATACACAAACCCACAAACAGGACAGATGGCTACGTTAGATCAGCGTCAACCAACGCC